TTCTATAAATTTCTACTTCACTTTCTTTAAAATAATTAGATGTATTATCATCTAACCGACTAATTAAATTAGATGTTCTATAAATTTCTACTTCACTTTCTTTAAAATAATTAGATGTATTATTATCTAATAAACCAATTAAGTTAGATGTTCTATAAATTTCTGATTCATTTTCTTTAAAATAATTAGAAGTATTATCATCTAATAAACTAATTAAATTAGATGTTTTATAAATTTCAGTTTCATTTAATCTAAAATAATTTGATGTATTATTATCTAATTCTCCAATATGATTTGATGTTGTATTAAAATTTGTTTCAATATTTTTACTAGTTCCATCTAAATAATTTAATTCATTAGTAGATATATTGTTTATCAAACCAGTAAATTTAATATCGCCATTTATATCTAATTCTGATGTTGGTATTTTATTTATTCCCAAATTTCCATCTTTATTTACAATAAATGATTTTGTATTATTTACTAATTCTATTATATTATTATTTTGATTATTATGATCTATTTTTAAAGAAGGACCATCACCTTGATTGTTAATAATTTCTAAATTTTCAGTTTGATAAGTTGCAGTATTAATTTGAGTAGATAAACCAGTAACATTTAAATCAGTAACTGTTAATTCACCATCTATAATAATATCATTATATAATCTGTTTGTTGTAGTATTTACATTATCTATAAAATTAATTTTAGTCTGGATATCAATAATATCATTTTGATTTGTTATAATATTATTTTCTAAATAATTTGATACATTTACAACATAGTTGGAAAATTGTCCGCTTTCAATATTTTGTATTATTTCTATCGCATCAATATTTGTTTGTAAATTATTTATTTTTGTAAGTAAAGTATTTGTATAATTTGAAAAATTAACAATGTTTATATTTTCAATAGTGTTTAAAACATTTGTAAAATCTATATTACTTAAATCTTTTATTAAATTAATTAAATTTAATGATTCTAATGTTTTATTTTCTACAAATTGTATTCTTTCATCTAATTCGTTTGTAACAATCCACTTATCATTTTCAAACTTTAATAAACCACTTACAAATTCTATATTATCGTTATTTGGTATACTTAAATCTTGAAATGGTAATCTATAATTTGAATTTTCTGTTAGAGTTGCTGTTGTATTATTTGTTTTATATATTATTACTATCAATCCATCTCCTCCATTTCCACCATTATTTATACCACCTTTACCAACACTACTTATATAATATTCATTTTCTGATTTCGGTGGATTTATAGGTATATCACCTGTTACTACTGTTTCGGATGATAAAATAATACCATTTTTTAAATATCCATTATTTAAATAACCTGAACCACCACCTCCTGGACCAACACCAAAATTTATACTATTCCCACCACTTCCACCGCCCCAATATCCAGCACCACCACCACCCTGACCTCTAATTGTTCCATTAATTATTTTTGCATCACCGCCCTCTGCTCTAATTCCATCATTTCCATTTGTATCAGCAATTCCACCAATTCCCCCATTAGTAAATCTACCACCTCTTCCAATTGCATTTGTAAATGCATTTTCTATTGGAGTTGTTGTTCCTAGGATTGAACCATTATTACCTTCTATTCCACCACCTCCACCACCATTACAAAAACTATTTGAAATATTTGTTCCACCTGCCCCACCCCCACCACCAGCAATTAATATTTCATTTCCATTTTCATATGATGAAAAATATATTCCCGATTTACCCCCTCCTGCGCCAGAACCAACACCACCAATACCACCATATTGATATCCAGATCCAGCAAAAGTCGAATATACATTACCATCGCCACCACCACCAACATGTATATATAATTTTGATATATCTGAAACATTTATAGTACCAGATGTAAATCCACCTGAACCGCCACAACCACCATTAATATAACCACCGCCACCACCTCCGGCACCCCACACATAAGCAACTACTTCATTTACTCCATTTGGAATATCAAAAGTTTGTATATATGGTTGAAAAGTAAATATTACACTATTTGTAATATAATTTATATCTTGTTTTTCTCCAACATTTATTTGTTTTATACCATTATTATCATCTATTTTAATATTAACTCCTTCATTATTATAAGAAATAATATTACTATCTATAACTTTTAATTTTCCATCAATTACATGTAGTGTAGAATCATCTAATGGTATATTATTAATCGTTAAATAATTTTTTGTTGATAATACATTATTAACATTTGTATCAGTATATTGTGTTATTGTATTTATTAATTTATTTGTAGAATTATTCCATAATAAACCATCGCTTACAATAGATGGTATAGTATTAGTTAATACTTCATTATTAATTAAATTTCCCAAATTTTGATTATTATTATATTCTTCAATAACTTTAATTCTATTATCATGATTTACAATATTATTACTTGTAATATTTGAAAAATTTTGCAATAATTCTATTTTATAATTATTAATATTTGAATTATATTCTAAATTAATTAATATGTTACTATTTATATTTGAATTTATTTTTAATATATTTAATTGATCTTGAACAGAAGATTCTATACCTTCTAAATAATGTAATTCATTTGCAGTTATATTATTTATTGAACCAATAAATTTAATATCGCCATTTATATCTAATTCTGCTGTTGGTGTTTTATTTATTCCTAAATTTCCATTTTTATCAATTATAAATCTTTTTGTGTTATTAATTAATTCTACTATATTATTATTTTGATTATTATGATCTATCTTCAATGAAGGACCGTCGGCTTGATTATTAATAATTTCTAAATTTTCTGTTTGATATGTTGTTGTATTTATAAGTACTGTTTCGCCAGTGATATCAATATTACTAACATATAATGTACCATCAATAGTTAAATCACTATTTAATTTAATATTACCATCGGTTAAAAGTTCAATATTTGATGTTTTTGATTCATTATTATTAATATAATTTGAAATATTATTGTTAGAATGTAATAATTTAAAATTTAGTAAATTATTATCATAATTAATTAAATTTAAAAATTTAATATCTAAATCATTAATATGGTTTGATGTATTTAATATATCAGATTCATTATTAATTATATAATTTGAAATATTAGTATCTAAATTTCCTATGTGATTAGATGTATTTAATATGTGAGATTCATTGTTTTTAATATAATTTGAAATATTTAAAGACGAATATGTTACATAATTAGAAGTATCAAATATATGGTTTGAGATATTTATATCTAAATTTCCTATATGATTTGATGTTGCATTAAAATTTGTTTCAATATTTTTACTAGTTCCATCCAAATAATTAAATTGATTAGCAGATATATTGTTTATTGAACCAGTAAATTTAATATCACCATTTATATCTAATTCTGCTGTAGGTGTTTTATTTATTCCAAGATTTCCATTTTTATCAACTATAAATGTTTTTGTATTATTTGTTAATTCTATTATATTATTATTTTGATTATTATGATCTATTTTTAATGAAGGACCATCGCCTTGATTATTAATAATTTCTAAGTTTTCAGTTTGATATATTGTTGTATTAATTTGAGTAGATAAACCAGTAACATTTAAATCAGTTACAGTTAATTCACCTTGAATATTTAAATCACTATTTAATTTAATATTACCATTTGATAAAATTTCAATATTAGAAGTTTTAGATTCTATATTTTTAATATAATTTGATGTATTATCATCTAATTCATTAATTAAGTTAGAAGTTCTATAAATTTCTGATTCATTTTCAATTAAATAATTTGAAAGATTAATATTTAAATTACTAGTTAAATTAGATGTTCTAATAATTTCTAATTCATTTTGAATTAAATAATTTGAAAGATTAATATTTAAATTACTAGTTAAATTAGATGTTCTAATAATTTCTAATTCATTTTCTCTAAAATAATTAGATGTATTATCATCTAATTCATTAACTAAATTAGATATTCTATAAATTTCTAATTCATTTTTTCTAAAATAATTAGAAGTATTATCGTCTAATTGACTAATTAAATTAGAAGTTTTATAAATTTTTGATTCATTTTGAATTAAATAATTTCAAAGATTAATATTTAAATTACTAGTTAAATTAGATGTTCTAATAATTTCCAATTCATTTTGAATTAAATAATTTGAAAGATTAATATTTAAATTACTAGTTAGATTAGATGTTCTAATAATTTCCAATTCATTTTGAATTAAATAATTTGAAATATTAATATTTAAATTACTAGTAAGATTAGATGTTCTAATAATTTCTTTTTCATTTTCAATTAAATAATTTGAAATATTTATATTTAAATTACTAGAATTATAATATAAATAATTACTATTATCAATTATTAAATTTGAAAAATTAGTATCTAAATTACCTATATGATTTGATGTTGATATAAAATTTTCTTCTATATTTTTAGAAGTATTTTTTAAATAATTTAATTCAGTTGATGAAATATCATTTATATCACCATTAAATGTTATATTATTATTAACAACTAAATCTGCTTCAATTACATATCCACCTTCTAAAGTTAAAATACCTTCAACTATTAAATCACCTTTTATTTTTTGTGTAGTATTAATAATATTCCCATTACTATCTTGTCCTTTAATTTCTAAATTATTACCATTAAAACTTATTGTAGCAGTTGTACCATTTTCACTTAATATATTTAAATCAGATACATTTATACCAGCATTATTATTATCGATCGTTTTTAAACTCATGTCGCCAGTTTCAGTAGATATTAGTAAATTGCCAAGATGAATTGTATTTCCAGATAAATAAATTGATTTCCATCTATTATTCAAATCTCCTATATTATATTCTTTATCAGTTAATGGTATAATGTTTCCTTCAACTTCAATATTTGATAAACGCGCTATATTATTAACAATTAAATCATTATCAATAGAAACTGTGCCATTAACATCTAATTCATATACGGGTGTTTTATTTATTCCAATTTTATTATTATTATCAATAATAAAAAAATTATTATCAGCATTACTTGTTTCAAAAATATTATGTGTAACATCATTATGTAATATTTTAAAAGAAGGTCCATCTCCTTGATTATTAATAATTTCTAAGTTTTCTGTTTGATATGTTGTAGTATTTATTTTTGTAGATAAACCAGTAACATTTAAATCAGAAACTGTTAATTCACCTATAATAGTTAAATCACTATTCAATTTAATATCACCATTAGTTAAAATTTCTATATTAGATGTTTTAGATTCAATATTATTAATATAATTTGATATATTATTATTATTATTGCCAATATAATTTGAATTATCTGTATATGAAATCAAAACATTTGAATTAACATCATCAATATAATTTGAATTATTAATATTTAAATTAGTAGAATAATTAAATAGATGATTACTAGTGTCTTTGATAAAATTAGAAGATCTTAAAATTTCTAATTCATTTTCTATAAAATAATTAGAAGTATTATCGTCTAATTGTTTAATTAAATTAGATGTTCTTAAAATTTCTAATTCATTTTCAATTAAATAATTTGAGACATTAATATTTAAATTACTAGTAAGATTAGATGTTCTACTAATTTCCAATTCATTTTCAATTAAATAATTTGAAATATTTATATTTAAATTACTCATTAGATTCGATGTTCTTAAAATTTCAAATTCATTTTCTCTAAAATAATTAGATGTATTATCATCTAAAAAACTAATTAAATTAGATGTTCTATAAATTTCAGATTCATTTTTAATTAAATAATTTGAAATATTAATATTTAAATTACTTGTTAGATTTGATGTTTTAATATCTAAATTACTTGAATAAATATATAAAAAATTACTTGTAATATCTATCAAATTTGAGGTTCTAATAATTTCTTTTTCATTTTCAATTAAATAATTTGAAATATTAATATTTAAATTACTTGTTAAATTTGATGTTCTAATATCTAAATTACTTGAATAAGTATATATAAAATTACTAGTAATATCTATTAAATTTGAAGTTCTAATAATTTCTTTTTCATTTTCAATTAAATAATTTGAAATATTTATATTTAAATTACTTGTTAAATTTGAAGATATTAAATCTAAATTTGAAAAATATATATAATTATCAACTATAATATTTGAATTATTATCTACATCATTATTAAGTTTTGTTACAATTTCTGTAGTTTGATTATTTATACTTTCAATTAATGATAACTTAGTATTTACATCAGTATCAATTACGTCAATAATATTAAATAAATAATTACATGTAATATCAATAAAATTAGATGTATTATAATCTAAATTACTTGAATAATTTTTATTATAATTAGATGATTCGTCTATATAATTTGAAAAATTAAAATTCATAATACTTATTACAGTATCAAAATTACTAATAATATTATTGAATCTTTCAGTATAATCTAATGTTATTTTATCATCAATATGATTAATATAATGCTTTAAATAATTAGATGTTGTATCAATTAAATTAGATGTATCTAAATCTAAATTACTTGAATAATTAAATAAATAATTAGAAGTAATATTAATTAAATTAGATGTATCTGTATACGATATTAATATATTGGAATAATTATTTTTTAAATAATTTGATGTATTTAAATCTAAATTACTTGAATAATTAAATAAATAATTAGAAGTAATATCAATTAGATTAGATGTATTATAATCTAAATTACTTGAATAATTGAATAAATAATTAGAAGTAATATAGATTAAATTAGATGTATTTAAATCTAAATTACTTGAATTATTAAATAAATAATTAGCTGTTGTATCGATTAGATTTGATGTATCATAATCTAAATTACTTGAATAATTAAATAAATAATTAGCAGTAATATCAATTAGATTAGATGTATCGTAATCTAAATTACTTGAAAAATTAAATAAATAATTAGAAGTAATATCAATTAAATTAGATGTATTTAAATCTAAATTACTTGAATAATTAAATAAATAATGGTGTGTATTTTTAATTATATTAGATGTATTATAATCTAAATTACTTGAATAATTAAATAAATAATGGTGTGTATTTTTAATTATATTAGATGTTTTTATATCAATATTTTTAAAATACATAAATAAATAATTAGATGTTGTGTCGATTAAATTAGATGTATCTAAATTTAAATTACTAGAATAATTAAATAAATAATTACAAGTTCTATCAATTAAATTAGATGTATTTAAATCTAAATTACTAGAATAATTAAATAAATAATTGGAAGTTGTATAGATTAGATTTGATGTATCTAAATCTAAATTACTATAATAATTAAATAAATAATTAGAAGTTGTATCGATTAGATTTGATGTATCTAAATCTAAATTACTATAATAATTATATAAATAATTAGAAGTTATATCAATTAAATTAGATGAATAAATATCTAAATTTGAATTATAATTAGAAGTATTTTTAATATTTAAATTTATATAGTTAATAATTTGATTTGAATTTGATATTCTTTCACTATTAAATAAATTTAATGAATTATTAAGTGCAGGTAATTCTATGTCAAGTTTTGTTTCTAATAATTCAATAGTACTATCAAATTCTATATTAGAACTTTTAATAATATCAACTTCATTAATAATATCATTTTTAAAATAATATATATTAGATAAATTTGAAATATTAAGTTTTTCTACATTATTTAATATATTATTACTAGCAATAATCAAGTCATTTCTAAAATAATTAAATCCTAATTGTGTTTCATTTTTAAGTTTTTCTATAGATGAATTTAATATTACAGCAGTTTCATCTGTATAATCTATATTTAAATTTTTAATTATATGAATATTCGAATTTAATAATTCAAAATTACTATTTACTAAATTTAAATGATGCTTATCATTAATATTTATAGTATCTAGAATAATATTACTTTGTTCTTTAATATAATCAATAAGAATTGATGATTGATTAATAACAATATTGCTAACTCTTTCTTCGGTATAATATAAATTACTAGAACCCTCATATATTTGATCGGTATTTGTAACATTTATATCATAATTGATACTAAATCCGTCATTATTTGGATTATAATTATTGATAATAATATCATCTACAACTAAAGTACCTTTATAGTAACCATTTTGTATATTTTTATTAATATTACCCTGTGGAATATTATCTAATGTAATTAAATCATCATTATATAATTTTTCAAATCTATTATTAAAATCTTTTCTAAAATGGTTTAATTTATAATAACGATTATTTAAAGTTTCTTTAAGATCATCTGTTGTTTTATCTTTTAAATTAATATTCTTAATATAACTACCATCCGCTATTATATTACTGGCATATATATTACCCCATTTATTTAATTCAGAACCAATATTTGAAGTAATATTACACGAAGAAGGTAATATATCGTTATCAAATACTGCGTCTACTTTAAATAATATATTTTTACTATTAAATCTAGCTATAACAGCATTAACATTATCATCTCTAACACTAATAAATGCTTCATGATCATCTGTTGTATCATCAATTACGTTTGCACCAATAATAACTGCATTTGAATTATCATTATTTTTAACAGTTTCGCCATCTTCCAATACTTGATTAACATCATTTGCAATAAGCAAAATAAAAGTTTCATCTGCTGTTGATGAAAATGTAGCAATATTAGAGTTTTGTGCTTTAACTGTAAAAAATGGATTATAAGACATTTGCCTAACTCTAATAGTTTTATCTATTTTATTTTTAAAAATTTATATAAAAACAAAGTATTAATTTATAATTAAAAATGGAACCAAAAAATGATGAAATATCTTTGATACCTGTAAAAATAACTAAAAATAATATTACAAAAATTACAATAGATACATTTGTAAAAGAAATTGATTATGAAAAAAAATATACATTAAATGATTTAAAAAAACTATTAACAGTTGCTTTTAAATCGGTAAAACAAAAAAAAAATGATAATACAAAGAAAAAGGATCCAAGTAAATATAATATATATGTTAAAGAAATTATGGGTAAATTAAAAATTGATAATCCGGAAAAGACAAATAAAGAAATTTTAAAAATGGCCGCTCATGAATGGCAACTCAATAAAAAAGAAAAAATTAATACTTAAAATTAATTTTTATATTATTATACAAATGGATTTAATAACTATTGTAACAGCATATTTAGAAATACCAAAAAAAAAATTTTCTAGTGAAATTTATGTATCATGGATTATAAATTACATGAATCTTATTAAGGATAATCCTATTGTTATATATACAAATTCGGATGCTATTGAAAATTTAATACTTAATGTTCGTAAAAATTTTTTATTTAAAACTAAAATTATAAGAGTAAATATAAATAATTTATATTGTTATAAATATATTAAATATTTTACAGATGATTATTTAAGAGATAATGAAAAATATCATGATCCATTATTATATTTAATATGGAATAATAAAACTGCTTTTATGTACGATGTATATAAAAAAAAATATTTTAATACAGAATTTTATGCATGGACAGATATTGGCATGATTAGAAATAATGAGATATATAAAATATTATTAAATAAATTTCCAAATAATAATTTAAAAATAGAAAATAATAAGGTTTATCTGTTGGAAGTTGAAGAATTTAATGATTTAGAATTAAATTATAATAAAAATCAACCATATATATTTAATGATAATAGATGTGGGGGTGGCGTAATATTATGCAGTAAACATATTATTGAAACATGGTTTTATACATATTATAATATGTTAGATACATTTATTGAATATAATATTTTTGCTGGAAAAGATCAAAATATATTAAATAATATATATTTAAAATATAAAAATAGTTTAATTACTCTTATTAAACCATTAAATTCACCATTTGACAAATGGTTTTATATGCTATATTTTATGGCATTTTAATTTTTTTTGTTTACTTATTATAGAAAAGTATGAAAGGAAAGATTGGATTAAATAGTAATACATTAATAATTGTTTTATTGACTACATTAGTTGTATTAGCAATATATGCTATATTTTTTAAAGGTTCGTGTGGTTGTGGTAAAAAAGAGCATTTCTCTAATTCTATTAAATTAGAAATATATACTGCACCATGGTGTGGTTATTGTAAACAATTCGAAGAAGGTGGAACTATACAAAAAATAAAAGATGAATTAGGTAGTGATAATGTTTTACATTATGTTGAAGGCAAAGGCAATACTGCTGAAAAAATGGTTGAAAATGGCGTAGAAGGTTTTCCAACAATTATGGTAGTAGGAAATGGAATAAAAGAAACACATCAAGGTGAAAGATCAGTAAAATCTATTTGTGATTTTTATAAATCAAAATTATAAAAAGCTTTAATACAATTATTTTTTTTATGTTAAAAAAAAATTACTAAATATAAAATTTCTTTTAAATCAAGATACTAATTTTGTAATAGTAACTGCAATAATTATTATAATTAGCAAACATAACATATTTATTTTTGTTCTATATCTTGTTTGTATATTATGATTTTCTATAATATTATCATCAATTATATGATTATTATCTATACTATCATAAATATCAATATAATTTATTGTAAAATTATTTATATTATTTGGAAGTAAAACTAAAGATAATTCTTTATCATTAATATTATATGCTAAGTATAAATTATTATATGCATTCATATCAATATTATTATATAATTATATCATTATATCATTATAATATATATTTAAAAAAAATGATTTTATTAAAATAATTAATTAATTAATGCCGGGTCTATTTTCACGTATTTATAGAATTAATAAACAAAATAATATTAAAAAATTTATTAATATTGTTAAAGAATATTATAATATTAAATTAATTAGGGATACTTCTATTTTTCCAATCACCCCATCTGTAACCAACATATCCATTAATCCATGTTGAATCTTTACCAAATGGACTTTCTTGTTTTAAATCTAATATTTTTTCTAATTGCAATTCTCTAATTGGTTTTAATTCATTATTTGATTCTACCGTTGTACGATGTAATATTCTTAATCCGGTATTCAAATCATGTGCTTGTTTAGTTGCTTTATGTGCTACTGCCAAATTATCAATAATTATAATATCACCTTGTTTCCATTTATGCGAATATGAAACATCTTTATCATCTAATAAATTTGAAATATTTATAAAAAATTTATTAATTTCTTTATTTCTCCAACAGCGAATATTTTTTAATTTATTTATATTTTTTTTATAGTTTGGTAAATAATATGGTGTTATTTCTTCTGTAAATTTTGTTTTTTTATATTTTTTTTTATTATTAACATTTTCTATAATTGCACCTGTCATACCGAGATGTAAATATAATGATTTGCGTTTTGATATTGGATGTTTGTGTACTAAGGGGTGTATTATATTACTATTTGAATTTATAGAAGCACAATTTTCTAATCTATTTTTTAATAAATTATCTAACTTATCATATGCTTTACCTAAATGAGCAAATTTTGTGTTACCAAATCCTTCGGGTGCTTTAATAATATGATATATTACATAACTAAATGGATTTTTTTCAAAAGAACCATCATTATGCCATTCTGGTCCAACAGAATTAAAACCATGATTTTCATTATTACTTAATCTGAAAATATCATTATTGGGTGCTTCATCGTGAACTGCATGCGGTGAATGTAGTCTTTTAGTTCCAAAATTTTTGGAAAAAATACATTGTTCTTTACCAGTTAAATATTTTCCTTTAATATTTTTTTCATTATTTATTTTACCCTGATTGCGAATTAATATAAAACCATATTTTGCCATTAAAAATTCTAAATATTTAACTAAATCATTATCTAAATAATAATTTGTATCAACTAAATTTAAATTAGTTATCTCACAACCACATGGTTTTATAGGAATTATTTTTAAATTATATTTATTAAATCCATCTATATTATTTATTAAATAATAACTTAATAATAATATTCCAAATAATATTGTTATTAATAGTAAATATATTTTTAATTTCATATTAAAATAATATAAAGATTATAATTATATTATATTATTGTATTATAATGATGATTTTCTGAATAATACACGCTCTCTTAGCGCAGTTGGTAGCGCGTGGCTCTGATAAGGCCAAGGTCATCGGTTCGAACCCGGTAGAGAGCAGTTATTTTTATCTAAATAATAAATAATTATTTAAATATAAATACTATTAATTTATAAAATGATATATATAAGTTTTGATATTGGTATTAAAAATTTAGCATTATGTATTTTAGAAAATAAAGATAATTATATTAATATTATTGATTGGCGTGTAATAACTCTTGCTGATAAAAAAAAAGATGTTAATGGTTTAAATTTAATATCAGAAATATTATTTTATGAATTAGATAATATAATTGGTAGCATAGAAGAGTTAAAATATGAAAATATAGATTATGTATTAATTGAAAATCAACCATCTAATTTAAATGGTATTATGAAAAGTATTCAATTATTAATTTTTTCATATTTTAGTTTATTAAAACATTGGGATAAATTTATAGGTCAAGTTTTATTAATTAATGCTTCTTTAAAATTACAATATCATAATTTTAAACCAGAACCATTAATAAAAATTGATGCAACTAGAAATAAAAAGGAACAAAAAAGAGATAAATATAGAAATAATAAAAACGACGGTATAGAAATTACAAAATATTATATTAAAAATAATTATATTTTAAATAACTATTTTATAAAACATAAAAAAAAAGATGATTTAGCAGATACATTATTACAAACTATTTCATATATAAAAAAAAATAATGCTGAATTAATTATTGAAGAAGTTAATATTTCAGATAATAATTTAATAGATATATAATTTTACTTATTATCTGTAATTTTTTGTAAATATGCAACAGTATCTTTATTAAATTTATAAAAATCATTTGATATTATGTTATCCGTTAAAATTTTCCAGAATTTATCATTTAAATATTTTTTATTTATTTTATTAATTTTTTTATATTTTTTATATTTCCATTTATATATTTTTTCCAATTCTTTACTACTTATTGTTTCTATATTATAATATTTTGATAATTTATTATTTTTTATTAATTTAACAATATAATTTGTTAATTCTGTATATTTATAAAAATCTATATTTATATTTTTCCATATATCTAAAAAATAAATATATTCATATGACTTACATAATATAAAATTAGAATTATAATCTACAAATGTATTATTATTATCAATTATAACTAAATTTTCTTTAATATTATTTGTAATTTTTTTTATTTTCGGTAAAATTTTAGATATTAATTTTTTATATTCACCATTACTATTTATAATACAATCATTTCTGGTAAATATAGGTCTGGAAAATTTAATATTCAAACCTTTTTCTATTAATCCTATTTCTTTTTTTGCCCAGTTATTTTCTGATGCAGTATATATAAATATATATGAATTTGGATATTTTTCTTTTATTTTTTTATAAAAATAATAAAAATATGGTCTTATTAATTTGGAATTATATTTATATGATTCTTGTAAATTATTATTAATCGTTTTAATACCATATTTCATTTGATATTTATGTAATATATATATATCAGTTTGATAAGTACAATTACCAATAATAGTGTTATCTAAATCTAAAACAAAAATTAATTGTTTATCATCCATTAAATAAATGACTATATTATATTAATATAAGATATAACACAATTAAAAAAAAAGTACATTTCATAAAAAATTTTAAAATTTTAAAATCCTCTTTATAAAAATTTAAAAAATAAAGAAATGTACTTTTTTAAACCTATATAAGAATTTAATATATATAATTATATAGGCTCTCATAGCTCAGTCGGCAGAGCGCAAGGCTTTTAACCTTGTGGTCGTGGGTTCGAGCCCCACTGAGAGTATTTTTTTTATTATTCATTACTTTTTAGATAATGTTTTTCTAACTTAGAAAGTCCCTTTTCCTGCTAAACTTAATATTTTTTGAGTTTCTTTATCAAATACATCATTACCCTTTTTATCTAACAAAGATAAATCGAATATATTTTCATTTTGAGATTTTATCTTTAATTTTTTATTTACTTTTTTTGATTCTTCTATTTTTTTTCTAATTGTAAGTATTTGATCTTTAATTTTTTGATTCTCATTAATAACAAATTCTTGTAATTCAGCTTTTGTTTTAAATGTTTCAAATAATCCATATTTTGTAAGTGAATTAAAATGTTCTAATTCATCTTTTTTATTTATAGATAGTGATTTATCATCAGAAATAGATTTGGACATTTTTACTTCAGTTTTAGGTAATCTTGATCTTTTAAATAAACTTTCATTTTTTTTTAATGTAAACGGATCATTTTTACCACCCATATTTTTAAATAATTTTTCAAAATTTTTACTTTTTTTATTACTACCACCAATTTGTAATGGCGCTGCTGGAATTCTAAGTCGTAACTGTATTCTCAAATCGTCTGTATTTTGTGAAACTCTATTTCTATTTCTGTTGTTAAAATAATCTGACATGTTTTGTGCTACTCTTTGTCTATGTGGGTTATTTTCATATACACAATTAGTATGACAAGTATTCGTAGGCATGTATCCTTCCCACATATTTGCAATATCAACAAGTCTTGTAAATTCTTGAATAAAATTTCCTATAGCGGGTCTAACAAGTATAAAAGTTGTATTATTTCCATTTATTCTATTAGGTTGTGTCCAGTTTAATTGTGGAAGAGTAAACTCTCCAACACGAGTTAAAATAACACCTGGTGGTATTGTAAATTCTCTAAACATATTACCCATATTAATAAAAGGACAATGTTCTCCCTCTTCTATCAAAATTAAATAAACATAAAGTTGTCGATTTCCACGATCAGCAAAAGTTAAAGCAATATCTATAGTAGTAGTACATGATAAAAATCCTCTTGTATAAGTATATTGACCATTCTCCTCAAATAAATTAACTTCTGAACCATGAAATAATGGTAGTCTATGTATTAATGGCAAAATGCCATTCATATTATTTTGTATTTGTAATCCTATATTACAAATCTGTTCTACCGATTTTACAATTGAATAATATCTTTCCATGAGTTCGTCATATCTATTTTGCCATGCGCGATGCATTTGTGCATTTGTCATTTGTATAGGATCGGCTTGTCCGCGTTGTAAATTAGATATTAGTTGATTTATAGGTGGTGATGTTCTATAATTTAAAGAAAAAGCATCTAATAAACATGGATTATAAACATAATTATTATTAGAATAAAAAACTGGACCAAATCCTAAAGTTTGATATCCACCGGCAAATAATTGATGTGAAAATTTATGATAATATGAAATTGTTGAATTATCACTTAAATCAGCAGAATATCCAGTTCTTAATAATGGCATATAAATATGAAATTCTGAATTATGTCTTTGATAAGCATTTAAAAAAATAGCACCATATTCTCGATAATCTGTAAAAAAATTATCAGGCAAATTATTAAAACGAGTTTGATTTTTTATTTGATTTATCCACATACGTGAATTATTAATTGCCAATCTATTAGGATCGTTAATGTCGTTGTGCCATATTACAGTACTAGTTATTCTATTTCCCCAATAAGCAGGATTCGCCATACCACCCAAACCAACATTATGTGATCTGGTCATTTGTCTAATTAGTGCTTGATTATTATGATAAAAAGCATCATTTCTTATTTGTAAATCTTGTCTTTGTAAGTCAAATAATCTATTATTTATTATAGTATTTCCAAAATTTCTAATTATAGCAATTTTATTAAAAAATTTTTGATTTTTTATTAACATTAATGGAACATTAAATTCTTCACCATTATGTAATTCAACTAATTCTTTTGCAATTAAATTAGCAGTATATGTCGTATATGCATCAGTTGTATTATTTACTAAATTTGTTGTTGCATCTTGAACTACATGAACTGGTTGTCGCTCTTCACAAATAGAACCATTACCCTGACGCAATCTTCTATATGCTCTATGATCTGATAAAGATGCAGCATGGCGCGATCTACTTGCTATATTCATAGCGCCACCATTTTCTCTTCTAATAGCATTATAATATACAGCATCAGGGGCAGTTGGATTATTTCGCATAAAACTACCATTATAATCAAATAAAAAACCATTTTGAAAAAAACGTATAGTATCTAATGCATTAAATAGAGATTCAGTATATAATACTATAAAACAATCATTAAATTGTGGAATTTGATATAAATTTCTAACAACATTATCAATTAATTGTTTATATAATCCAAAAGTTTCAAATGTCGGGTTAAGTTCTTCTTGTTGTGTTCTTTCGCAAAAATCATTAAATTGAGAAATGCTTTGTTCTAATATATCCATATATATACTTCTATATATATATTATATTAAATTTTAAACATATTATCATATATTTGATTTATCAATTATTCCAAAAAGAAATATTAAAAGTAATTCTAAAAGTAAAAGTAATTCTAAAAGTAAAAGTTAATTTTAATAAAAAAATAAATAGATATTTTTAAAAAAGATATATATATATCTCTATGTAAATAAATTCCTAAATCATCATAGCTAAAGCGGCATAGTGCAAGATTTTTAACCTTAGTCGTAGATTCAGGGCCCACATATAGTATTTATTTTTTTTTAATTGTTTTTTCAGTTTTTTTCTTTTGAACTTTTTTCTTTTCAACTTTTTTCTTTTCAACTTTTTGCTTTTCAATTTTTTGCTTTTCAACTTTTTGCTTTTTAACTGTTGATTTTTCAACTTTTTTCTTTTTAATAATATTTTTTTTTTTTGTGTTTTTAATTTTGTTTTTTTATGAACTACCTCTCTGTAATATTATACTCCCAAATATATAATGCATTATACATAGGGGGTCTGGCTGACCATTGACTTGGTTGTAGCATCCTCGAAGAAGAGCATTAGAATCTATATTTTTAAATTTAAATGTCATAAATTCAGTCATATTTGGTAAATACAAAATAAATTCTTTGGGAATTAAATTGTTCCTAATCCAACCACTAACTATATCAAAATTTTTTGAATTTATAAAAGTATTCATTAGATTTTTTTGATCTTCTGATAATTCTTTACTAATTATCTCATAAATATACATATTCCAATCATATTCTAAATTTTGATCTGGTGGAGCACCAAAATGACGACCAACATTAACATCGCGTAAATATTTTGCGGGTTGTGGACTTAGAGGACCATTAATCACAATACTGTTTCCACTTCGAGCATGATATGGAACAGCATTTAAGATGACCACAGGACTAGGTGAGGGAGAATCGTTCGACAGGAAACCATTGTTAGTGTCTATTAATGCACCCGGACGACGACGCATCATACCACCTTTTTTTTTAACAGTTTTTTTTTTAAAAACTTTTTTGTTATCAGTTCTTTTTCTTTTTTTTTTTCCACCTGCTAATTCTGCAAATTGAAATACTGCAAATTTTTTAGTTTCACGCGGTTGTTTATTTATATATTCAAGTAAATTTGGTTCAAAATTAAATGGAATCATTTGATTGTCTGAATTTCTTAACAAATAAAATTTTCTGGGTATTGTTTCGTTTTCTTGAAAGAATCTAACGTTATGGTAATTATTAAAATCATTGTAAAGATCATTAAAATTAGATCTTGTTTGCATTCTTTCATCTTTATTAAAAAAATGTGAATCGGGAGTATGACTAAGATTATTTGTTTGAATAGTTAAATTTTTGAACTTATTCATTTCTTTTCTAAATTATATATTTATTTTAAATTAAGTTAGAAACTTCCTTTTCTAGTCAAAGTTAATATTTTTTGAGTTTCTTTATCAAATACATTATTACCCTTTTTATCTAATAAAGATAAATCAAATGCATTTTCTTTATTTTTAGATATTTTAATGCTATTAGTTAATTCATGTAATTATCTTATATTTTGTGTTAAATAATTCATTGAATTATATTATTCTAAATATATTATATAAAATATTAAATTATTATAAACATAATGAAAACTATTTAAAGATTAATTATATATATTAATATGGGTATACACCCAGTGTCCTCTTAGCTCAGTTGGTTAGAGCGAACGGCTGTTAACCGTTAGGTCACAGGTTCGAACCCTGTAGGGGACGTTAATTTTTTTTATTATTATAATAGTTATTTATAAATAATCTACTTTTCTTAGTGTGAATTTGTGTATATCACTAATATGTAATGCAAATGAATATTGCCAAGGACGCAGTAGTTAAGGTTATAACTTTACTCACTAATTATATATTTTTTAAATAATATTTTATATTAGAAAAATGAAACATATTATTATTGGATCTGGTATATCTGGATTATATCTAGCTTATAAATTAATAAAAGAAAAGAATGAAAATGGTAAAAATATTAAAATATATGAGAAAAATAATAGAATAGGTGGAAGAATATATACATATGAAAATAAAGAAAATAATTTAAAATATTCAGTTGGGGCCGGTAGATTAGGAAAAAAACATAAATATATAATGAAATTAATAAAAGATTTTAATTTAAAAGATGAAATAATATATATTAATAAAAATAAAAAATATTATATTAATGGAAAATTAATGAATGAAAAAGAATTATTAAAACATCATAATTCTAAATATACTACTTTAAATAAATTATGGAAATATGCAATATATACAAAAATAAAAACGAACGAAAAAAATTTAAATTTACATAATTATTTTTCATTATTTTTAGATTCAAATGAAGTAGAATTATTAAAAGATTCTCTTGGTTATATATCTGAATTTTATGAAATGAACGCACAAAATGCGTTATTAACACTAAGAAAAGATTTTGATGTAGAAAATAATGATTTTTTTATTTTAAAAAATGGAATAGAAATATTATGTGATGTATTATATAAATATTTATTAGAAAAAAATGTTAAAATAGAATTAAATAGTATATTAAATCAAATAAATGAGATTGAAAAAGAAGTAATTATAAATAATAAGAAAGAAAATTATAATAATTTATATTTAACAATTAAAAGACAAGATTATCTAAAAATTCCATATTTTATAAAATATGAGAAATTATTAAATAATGTAAGTGATGGACATTTACTAAGAATTTATGCACAATATAAAGATGTTTGGTTTAAAGATTTACCAAAAATATTAACACAAAATAAAATACAATTTATTATACCAATTGATTATGAATCGGGTTTAATACAATTGAGTTATAGTGATAGTTATAATGCTACTTTTTGGAATAATTTAAAAAATAAAAATGAAGTAAAAATGCATTTAAAAAGAATGTTAAATGAAATGTTTCCAAATAAAAATATAAAAGATCCAGAATGGATTACAATGCATTATTGGGATGCAGGAGTTCATTTTTGGAAAACAGGAATAGAACCTAAAAAAATACAAAAAGAAATATTTAAAATATTTTCAAAAAATAATATATATATACTTGGAGAAACTTATTGTGATAGACAAGCATGGGCAGATGGAGCATTAGAAACTGTTGATAAATATATAAATAATAATAAATAAATTAAAAATAACTATCTTTATTATATTTTTTAGGCGAAGAAAAAGTTCCTTTTTTTCCAATATGATTTATTACGGATTTATTTAAACATAAAATAGGATATTTTAATTTTTGCATTTTATTAATAACCGCCCAATCGGCAGCATATGGTTTATTTTTAAAAAGTTTAGTTCCATAATTCCATTCTTTAATAATAAAGTTGATGAATGATATATTAAATACAAAATTACAACCACCAATACTTTTTTTTCGATAATATAGTTTATTTTTACTGTAATAATTGTTATTAAATGTATTAATATGTTGATTACTACAATTAAATCCAGTTAATAATATTTTTTTAGTATTATAAAATTTTTCTGCTTTAAGATATGCAATATGTAAAATATTAATCCAATTTTTTTTCATTATTATATCATTATCAATTGTAATAATTAATGTATTATTTTTATATATTTTTTTTATTATTTTTAAAGGATATATATATGCTTTATTAACTCCATAATTTTTTTTTCCATGAATAATTTTAATATCTTTATTAGACATATTATATTTTTTTATATTTTTTAAAATTTTAATAGTATTTTTATCATTTGATTTATCATCATAAATAAAAATTTTATTAACTTTTGTTAAATCACTTTTAAATAAGGATGTTAATGTTTTTTTTAAATAATTAGATCTATTATAACTTCTAATAAGTAAAATAACTTTCATTATAAAAGTATAATACTATTAAACAAAAATATAATTATTAAATTATATTTTTATTTAATATTTTACCATTTGATATATTAATTCCATTTTTAATGTATATATCATTCATAAGATCTGATTTGTCAACACAATTTAATATTTTTAATACATATGGCATAATTGAATGTGATAATATATTTGAAGCGTTATTTCCATTAATACTAGGAATATTTGGTACACAAAATAAATTTATATTATTATATTTGATAATAGGATTATCATATGTTGTAGGAACAGATTGTGTAGTCATACCACCTTGATCGATTGACACATCTATAAATAATGCATCATTTGGCATTGTATTTAATAAATTATCATTAATAATTTTATCTGTTTTTTTGCCAATATTATGAATTGAACCGATTATAATATTTGATATATTCATTAAATATTTTAAATTATCATTATTCATTTCATAAATATTAATATGCGGATATGTTTTTTTAATATTTTTAATTTTTTCAAAATTAATGTCAATAATATTTATATATTTATATCCATACTCTAATGCTTTATTAAATGCTGCAAAACCTACATTTCCAAAACCTATAAATGAAATATTAAAATCTAAATTATTATTAAATTTATGTGCTTGAATCATTGCATTTTCTCCTGCTAATTTCGACATATGATATAATATAATTGGAATATTATTATCATCTAGTATAGTTTCATATGCTATACATTGTGATTTGGATTCTAACATTGCATTAATCAAATTATAATTACCAGCAAAATGAAAAAATCCGAAAACTATATGGTTAGATTTAATTAAATCATATTCTTGAAATTGTGGTTCTTTTACCTTTATAATTAAATTTGCATTATCATATAATTCTTTTTTATTTTTACAAATAATAGCACCAACTTTAATATAATCATCATCGGTATATTTAGAATTTAATCCAGCATTGGTTTCAATATAAATATTATCACATTTATTAATTAATTTTAAAATATCATTTGGCACAATTGAAACTCTGTTTTCATTATTTTTAATTTCTTTGGGAATACCTATATTAAATACCATATTATGTATATATAAAAAATAATTTTTATATAAATTATAATCTATAATAAAAAAATGATTTATATAATTTAAAAAAATTTAAAATGAGTATTAATAAAAATATTCAATTAGGACTATGTTGTTTGAATATATCATTAAGAGAAAAAAAACCTACTATATTTTCTTCAAGAAGAGTTACATTAAAAACATTAGAAGAAAAGGGAATAGATAATTTAAAAAAAAAAATTATTAATAATTTAAATGATGTTTTAAAAATGATGGATTGGAATGAAAATAATGGAATTAAAGTTTTTAGATTAAGTAGCGAAATATTTCCACATTATTCTAATAAAAAAGCGGAAGACTATACTTTAGATTTTGCAATTGAATTATTAAAAAAGATTGGTATTAAATCAAAAGAATATAATCAACGTTTAACATTTCATCCAGGACAATATAATTGTTTAGGAAGTCCACACGAAGATGTAATAGAACATACTATTAAAGATTTAAAATATCATGCTGATATATTAGATATTATGGAATTAGATCAAAATTCAGTAATGGTAATACATGGTGGTGGCGTATATAATAATAAGAAACAAACAATAGAGCGATGGTGTGATAATTATGAAAAATTGCCAGAAAATATAAAAAAAAGATTAGTTTTAGAAAATTGTGAAAAAAATTTTTCAATAGATGATTGTTTAATAGTATCAAAAAAAGTAAATATACCTATAGTATTTGATACTCATCATTATGATTGTTATAAAAAAATACATCCTAGTGAAAAATTTGAAAATCCCGAATACTATATACCAAAAATATTAGAAACATGGGATAAAAGAAATATAAAGGTAAAATTTCATATAAGTGAACAAGGAACTGGAAAAATAGGACATCATAGTGATTATATAGAAATAATACCAGAATATTTATTAGATATATCAAAGAAATATAATAAAGCAATTGATATAATGATAGAGGCAAAAATGAAAGAGAAAGCAATATTTAAATTATATGAAAAATATCCTGATTTAAATTGCAAAATTTAGTTTATTATTTTTTTTTTATTTAATTAATATAATGAAATATAATTTATTAATATTATTATATATTAATAATATATTATGTTATAATTTATATTCTGTAATATATCCAATTAAACATACTTTCAAAAATGTAAATAATAGATGGAATTTTGATAATAAATTATTATCAAAAGATAAATATATATCAAGATATATAGGTAAATGGTATTATTATAATAATATAAATTTTTTAAATTGTGACGATAAAATAATATATGAACCCGAATATAATAAATTAGATATAGTATTGAGTGAATATAAATTTGAAAATTCTAATATTAAAAGTACAAAAATATTTAATAAAAGTAAAATTGTTCCTGAATATTATAAAAAAAATAAAAGATATTATGATAATAATAAGGAATATTATAAGTATGAAAATATTAATAGAATAATAAAATTAAAACATACAAATTATTATAAAAAGTTGGATAAAAAAGCAAATATATTAAAAACAATTGTTGTGCGACCAAATCATTGTAGTGTAACATGTACACCTTATATACCAGAAAATGATGTAATAAATAAATTAATAGATAATAATAATATTAATACTACAAATTATACAATATCATTTAATATTTGGTTATCAGATAATTACATTTATAATAATTCAATTAAAACAGGTATATATTTATCATATGATGGAATAAATGGAAATTTAAAAGAATTTATTTTAAAAAAAGAAAATTTAATAGATGATAATATAAATATAAATGAAAAAATAAATATAGAAGAAATATATAAATCATATAATATAATAAAATATAATTTATCAAATAAAGAATTACAAAATATAAAAGATTTTGATGATTATAATTCAACAATAAATTATATAATATTAAAAAATGATTGGACAGGAAATTATAGAATTCATAATATATATAATGATAATATCAATAATAATCAAATAACATGGAGTGCAGAACATATATATTTCATTCCAATATCAAATAATGAAATATCAAAATATTATCAATTAAAATTTAATGAAGGAATTTATATAAATATTCCAAAAAATTTAAAATTATTTAACGATGAAGATAATATTTATATTGAATTTGTATCTTTTTTTAAAAATGGAACAGGTATACAGAGATTTTTAGCATGGGGAAATAAAAAAAATGGTGGTATAAAAACATTTTGTCATGATATATGGAAAAAAAGAAACTTATATTTAATAAAAAACTAATTTATTTATAAAGTTATAGTATTATCATATATACTAAAATTTAAACATTTTTTATAATTTTTATAACCAGGTTTAATTCCTGGTGTTCCATGTTTATTAATATTTAATTTTTTTCTAACAAATTCTTCACAATCTTTTGATTTAATATTATTAATAATTTCTGGATTTTTACTATTTGGATTATTAATAAATTTAATTTTTGTACCATCATTAAACATATCAGCATAATGACTGCAAACTAAAGAACCAAAACAAGTACACCAAGTAGTTAAATCATTTTTGTTAGGTTTATAACCAAATTTTTTTTCAAAAGCTTTTTCTGATTCAATACCTATTGGATTACCACTATTATTTGCATATTTTCTTGCCTTAGGTCCTAAAATACAACATGTGTGATGTGTTGAATCATTGAAACAATGACTAGTAGGAGAATAATTAATAGGCAAATCACAACTATTGAGTAATTTATTAATATTATTTATCATATTAAATTAATTTTATATATTAATTATAAAGATGAAAAAAAATATTTGTACAGATAAATTATCAGATATTGATTATTTAAAACACATGATACCTCATCATCAAGTTGCAGTTGATATTAGTATAATGTTACAAAAAACTAGTAAATCAGCAAAAATGCAAGAAATACTAAGAAAATTAATATGGACACAACAATATGAAATAAATATGATGAATGAAATGTTATACACTTTACCACATAGTATAACAGATGATATAAATAATAAAAAATATATTAAATTAAGTACAGACTTTATAAAACCAAATAAATTAGGTTTAACTAATATATATTGTGATCCTCATTTTTTTGATCCAGAAGAACATATGAAACATATGAGTCATATAAACTTAAATGAAAAAGTATATTTAGAACATATGATACCTCATCATCAAGTTGCTGTAGATATGAGTAAAACATTAATTAAAAATACAGAAAATGATTTTATGATATTTTTAGCATATAGAATAATTAAAAGTCAACAAGACGAAATAATATTATTAAATAATTATTTACAAACATTAAAAAAAAATAAAGGTTATGATTATAAAAGTGAATTATTAAATTAAATTTAATATATAGTAGATAATATAAATGTCAAATAAAATAGATTTATATTTTAGTTATTGGATTTTATTATATTCAGGTATTGCATTAATTTATAAAAACATTACATTTCCATTTATAGCATTATTGATATCATTTGTATTGCAATTTTATTATATAAATAATAATATAAATGCGATAATAAATTCAAAAAAAATATATATAATAATTGGTAATTTTTTAATATTTTATATAAAATATATATTAATAATATTTGGAATATTATTTAAAAATAATAATTATAATTTTATAACTGAATTTAAAATAATTTTATTATTATTTATCATATTTAATATATATTATTATATTAATGTGAAAAAAATATATTATGTATTAACATTAAATCAAAAAGAAATTAAAATAGATAAAGGACCACGTGTATATTTTTTTTAAATATTTATTAAATAATTTATAAAAATTTAATATTAGAAGATTTGTCATTATTATTAAATTTAATTTCAATTTTTTCATCAATTGAATCTTGAATTAAATCTATATGAGAAACGATAATAATAGTATTAAA